CAAAGAAAAAACAAGTATCTACTAGCCAAGATCTAGATGAAGAGGGAACCGATATATATGAGGTTCCAGAAATTACATCTTTAGCATATGAGATTGATGTATCCAATCAAGGAAGCTTTAACTTAGGGTCTTTATTCGGCAATCAACCTATATCATCGCAGCAATCCGCTCCAACTTCCAAGCCTAAAAGAGGTAGGCCAAGAAAAAGCAATGGGGCGAAAAAGAAAAATTAAGTACGAAGACCAAATTGACATAATAAATCAAGAAATTCGCAAGCGAAGAAATAAATGGTTTCTAGATTCAATGCCATGGATTTCATTTGAGGATGTCGAGCAAATTATTCGATTACATATTTATCAAAAGTGGGACAAGTGGGATCAAGAGCGAGACTTAAAGCCTTGGATCAATAAAATTATAACAAATCAATTTAAAAATATACTAAGAAATTTTTATTTAAACTTTGCCAAACCTTGTTCTAGCTGCCCTTTCGACACTTCTGCTGCTGGAGAAAACTTCTGTTCATTCACCAAGAGTGGGATGCAAGATACTACATGTCCATTATATAAAAAATGGGAAAAAAGTAAAAAAAGCGCCCATGATGTAAAAATACCGTTAAGACTGGACGCCCAAGAATATGAGTCAGATATTTTTACTGGCGAGTCTTTTAATGTAGATAATGCTGTACTCAGGGTTCAAGATCAACTCAAGGAAGACTTATCTGATAAGCATTATAAGATTTATCAAATGCTTTTTATAGAAAATAAAACTGAAGATGAGGTTGCTAAATTTTTAGGTTATAAAACAAATGAAAAAGGCAGAAGCGCTGGATACAAGCAAATTAAAAATATGCGTAAATTCTTTAAAGAAAAAGTTACTAAAATAATTAAAAATAAAGATATTATATTTTGATATGAGATTAACTGAAGAACATAAAAAATTCATAGAAGAAAACTTTCATAAAATACCCAACTTAATTGAATTAACTAAAGCTGTATTTAAAGATGGCACTATTGACGGGAGGTCAAAACAGGGAAGAGCAGTAAGAGAGTATTTGGCTTCAAAAGACATGAAGTACAAAACAACACGGCATGAAGAAGTTAAACCTATAGTGTTGAGTGATGAACATAAAGAGTTTATCCATAATTACTCTCAGGATGGCATGTCTAGTTTTCAGATTGCCCAATTATTATTTCCCGAGAATAACGTTAAGAAGCTAGGCAGAGAGCAGAGGGCTGTAGGCAATTACCTTGAGGCGGTAAAGAGGCAACAGCGAGAAGAGCGTCGAGAGGCTCGGGCTAAATACGACCCTCCAGAAACCTTCAGTGATTGCGTTAAGCTTGTAAATCGATATACCAATCAAGAATTCAAGGAAAAGGAATTAAAGGTTGTAGAACGTAAAGCTATTGAGTCAATGTTTAAATTTTTAAGGTCGCCTAGATTTTGTCAAATTATTGGAACTTATAACAAAGAGGAAGATCAAGAGTTATTTGAGGCTGAATTTATTAGGGCAACTTGGGATAAGCCTGATTTAAGCGCCGATGAAGTGAATCTATATGTAAACGTCTGTGTTGACTATATTAACCTTAAAAACATTCAGGGGCATATGGAGAAGCTAAATAGAATGTTCGATGAAGCGGACGAACAGCAAGAGTTAACCGTAAGATTGTCTGAGCTGCTTAAAACTAAAAGTGAAGAATATAATCAATGCGAAAAAAGGCAAGAATCATTAATTCAGCGTTTGGCTGGAGATAGAGCAAAAAGAATTTCGCAACGTCAAGATCAAAATGCCTCCATTTTATCTCTGGTAGAAAGTTTTCAAAACGAAGAAGATCGTAAGCTTATGGTTAAGATGGCAGAAATGCAAAAGAAAGCAATCAGAGAAGAAGCTGATAATCTGGAATCCATGAACGCATGGAAGTCAAGAGTCTTAGGAATATCTAAGGGAGATGTCATCTAGCTTTACATGCAAAGTGTGCCATGAAGAATTTGGCACTGAAAAAGGTTTACATATCCATTTAAAGAAGCACAAAATGGATCTAGCTACATATTATACAACATTTTATCCAAAAAATAATTTACTAACTGGAGAGCCTTTACCTTTTAAAGATAAGCAAGAGTATTTTGCAAGAGATTTCAGTACTCGAAGACAGTTAATAAAATGGTGCATGTCTGAGTCACAAGATGTAGCGAAAGAATATGCTCTTAAAAAATTAAAAGAAAGAATCGACGCAAAAAATCTGTCAATGGCACCAAATCATATTGAGCTTAAAATCGCCCAGCTGCCCGATATAGATGTCTACAAGCATTTATTTGGGTCTTATGGTGCGGCCTGCAGGCAAATAGGCGTCAAGCCCCTCTACGGCAAACCAGCGCCAGAAGATTTCTTTAAGGATGATAAAGATTTCGAAGAGATCAAAATATTTGTAGATACCCGAGAGCAAAAACCCTTTAAATTTAAAAACTCAGAAAACTTAAAGCTAGACTTTGGTGATTATACTGTCGGAGGAGATAATTATAACTATACATATATCGATAGAAAAGCAGAGCAAGATTTCAAGGGTACTCTTTCTGGTGGCTTTGAGCGATTCAGAAGGGAAATGCAAAGAGTAAAAGACTTCGATTCATATCTATTCGTGGTAATTGAGAGTGATTTAAATAAATTATATAAAAACAATATGTTTGGGCCTCATAAATCTAATTTAAAATATGTATATCATAATATGCGATTAATTACTCATGAATTTGCTGGTCATTGTCAATTTCTATTTGCTAGTACCCGCAAACAATCTCAATCAATCGTACCCAAAATTCTTACTCTAGGTAAAAGTTTATGGAATGTTGATTTACAATACTATATAGATAAGGAAAAATAATTATGGCTTGGGAAGAAGGAAAACAACGCAGAAGAGAAAAACAAAAAATTAATGAAGAAATCCTGAAGATGGAAGGTTTTCTGGAGGAAGATGTAGCGAAAGAAAAATTATATCAATTTCTAAAAGAAAATATTACATTTACAACTAGTTTAATTTCTGGCGTTGATTTATTTCCATTTCAACATATGGCTATCAAGGCTATGTTTGAAACTGATTATTTTATGGGGGTATGGAGTCGTGGTATGAGTAAGTCTTTCACCACTGGAGTATATGCATTCTTGGACGCAATTATCCACCAAGGCGTCGAAATTGGTATTCTCGCTGCATCTTTCAGACAGTCAAAGCAAATTTTTAAAAAAATTGAAGATATAGTATCAAAGCCTGAAGCGAAAATGCTTGCCCACTGTATTACTAAAAAATCAAAAAGCAATGACGAGTGGCTGATGGAAATTGGTAGAAGCAGAATACGGGCTCTACCCTTAGGTGACGGATCTAAGCTTCGTGGCTTTCGATTTCACAGAATCATTATTGACGAGTTTCTATTGATGCCTGAGAGGATTTATAATGAGGTTATTGTGCCATTCCTTTCTGTCGTGGAAAATCCAACTCAAAGAGAAGATTTATATAATTTAGAAACCAAACTAATCAATCAGGGCAAAATGAAAGAAGAGGAGCGATATATTTGGCCAAACAATAAATTGATTATGCTATCCTCTGCTAGTTACAAGTTTGAATATATGTATAAACTATATAGCCAATTCGAAAACTTAATTGTGGGTGACGAAAAAAATCAAGACAATGCGACGAGATGTATTATGCAATTCTCTTATGACTGCGCCCCCAAGCAATTATACGACCAAAACCTTATTACTCAAGCTAAAGCTACAATGAGTCAATCTCAGTTTGAGCGGGAGTTTGGAGCTTTATTTACAGATGATAGTTCTGGATACTTCAAAACATCCAGAATGGCGGCCTGCACAGTTAAGGACGGAGAAGAGCCAAACGTCGAAATTAAAGGCAGCCCTGAGGATGAATACATATTAGCCTTTGACCCCTCATGGTCAGAAAGTGAAAGTAGTGATGATTTTGCTATGCAAATTTTAAAATATCATAAACACAATGGAACATCTACATTAGTTCATTCATACGCAATGTCAGGCACTCCCTTGAGGGATCATATATTTTATTTTTATTATTTAA